AGCAAGGTCAAGTGTAAATGCACCTGTTACAGCATAAACCATTGTAGAGATTATAGGTGTATCGGATGTGCCATTGACAACATAAGTAGTGTACTTCTCTTGGTTGAGCATAAGGGCATAGAATATCTGCTCCGCCGTCCACGTGTTAGATTCTGATGTGCTAATACCGCTACCACTGCTAACAGCAATAGTTACATTGCCGTTGCTGTCGGGCTTAATATTATTTACACTTTTAACCATCCCACTTATATCAGTTTTCTTAGCGTAAGTGGTAGAGATATTATTACCATCATCATCATGGGTTGCTGCCCTAGCCGTGCCACTATAATTTACAGCGTTGATTGCCCCAATAAACTGTGTGCCTTCACGCCACTTTATTTGAGTAGCTCCACCAAGTAAAGCAAAACCAGATAAAATATCAGTCCCGACTTTATTCAGCAGTGCATTATAGATAGCTTTATTTTGGACAGGGTTAGTGGAAGTATCAGACAGTTCAGCATCAACAGTAACGCCACCATCAGCACCATCTTTACCTCTAGGCAACGTAAAATTCAAAACAACATTACTAGCAGTGCCACTATTGGTAACACTTGCATTACTACCTGCTGCACCTGTAGTCACGCTACCAATCTTGATAGACGCAGCAGTACCTGTATCACCTTTTGCGCCTTTAATATTCACGCTTGCAGGATTCGCCAGACCTGCTTTATTTGTCCAGCTCAACACGCCACTAGCAGATACGCTAGGCAAAAATACATTGACATTTTCGCTGTAGTTTTTAGCATTTGCTGCATAATTGTTAGCTGCATCTCGGTAACTCTTTGCTTCGCTTGCGCTACTCCTTGCGCTGGTTGCAAAGTTGTTAGCATTACTTGCAGCAGACTGTGCCGCTTCCTTGCTGGCTTCTGCGTTGTTTTCGCTAATTTCGGCATTGGCTTCGCTTGCCTTTGCGTTGGTTGCAGATGCCGTAGCGTCAGCCTTGGCGTTTAATGCCTCCTGCTTATAACCACTCGTCAGCTCTGCATTTTCAGCAGCACTTGCAGCAGACACGCTCGCAGACTGCGCACTGTTACCGGCTTTGCTTGCTGATGCAGCAGCACTATCTTCACTCTTCGCCGCTGCAACTGCACTCGCAGCGGCACTCTGTGCTTGTGCTTGAGTCTGCGCGTAAACACCTTGCGCCAATGGCAAAACCTTTGCCGGGTCTTCCGTTAAAACAATGCTCTTGCCGTCATCCGCAATTCGGAAAGATTTGCCAGCCTCGAACGGCACTTCATTGACAAAAGCGTCACCATCTATATCCACACTCATGATAATACTGCGGTTAAGCTTTTCAGCTATCTGCTGCATAGCCATTACGCATTCATCAAACGCAGTTTCAATATCTTCCGCGAAGTACGGCCCGTTGTTTACAAGGTTCATCATCTGCTGCAGCGGCAGCTCGCGCATGATAACCAGCTTCTTGCCTTCCGGCAGCGCTGTTCCGCTACTAGGATATGTTATCTGCTTTGCATCCATGTCCAGCTGATAATCGCTTGTGGCCAGTGCTGTTCCATCATCCTGCATCAGATATACCTTAATATATTCCGGATGCTCTGCAGGACACTCAAAGGTAAACGGAAATGTCCTTGTTGAGCTGTTACCAACATAGATGTTTTTAGTAACGTCTTTCTGTACTGTCATCTTCTGCTCCTTTCCTATATACGCAAAAGCCCCGGCATCAGCCAGGGCTTTTTACATACTTATTGACAATAATATTTTACCACGGCTTTCAGGCCGTTTTGTAAAGTACAAAATGACTATTTTTGATTTTTCTTCAGCTTTTTATCAAAGATCAAGGCGCGAAGATAATCCGCAACGCTTTCATCGAAGCCACTTTCCAGATACTGCAGCGTTGTTGTAAAGCTATCTATCAACGTGCTGGGTGCTCCGGTAACCTGGCTTGTCAGCTTGCCCATCTCCCGCAGTGTATCGCTAATAGTTTTCTTGTCACTAACAGCGCTTTGGATAACTCTGTTTGTCTGCTCAATGGTATTCTGAATAGGAATTTTTGGAGCAAATTGATGCTCATCGAACACCTTGGCCATAAAGTAAGGTACAGCATCACGCAGCACCGGTATGCCACCTACGATGCCTGTAAGAGATTCCTGCCCCATGCTCTTGATAAGCTTTTCAATCTTCCAGTCATCATCGTCACCGCTTGCGCCAGCACGCAGCAGCGCCGAGATAACTGCCGGCAGCAGTACCCACATCAGCAGCCCATCGCCAGCATGAGCTACAGCTTTCATCAGAGCCGTGCTTTTATTCTTTGCGCTTGCCGCTACAGCCTTCTTATGGCCTACCTTTGCTTCCCATAATTTATAATTGAGAGCATTATATACTGTAGAGTTATAGCTGTAGTACATAGTAAGCTGCTTCATCAGCTCGCTGCCCTTACGTTGAATAGCAGCTTTATCTACCGTACGGCCACTGCCGAAGCACCAGCGCACTGCAGCATCGCCGGCATTTACGCCTGCTTCCCTCGCCTGCTGCGGCGAACGTCCTGCATCCACCTCTGCATTGTAGGTCTTTTCGTATTCGTGCTGCCAAAGCGGCAATGCCAGCATCAAATCTGTCCAGGTTATCATCTTAAACGCGTTGTTTTTGATAGCCTCGCCAGCCTTGCCAATGCCCGGAATACCATCTAGGATATTAGGTCCTTTCAGCGCATCATGGATGCTGGCATCCATGGTTTCCGCACGTTCCGCCATAAAGACAGAGCGCTGGAAAACAAAGTCCGTATACCGGCGCGGAGCACTGTAAAACTTTTTGAGCGAATGCAGCAGCTCAGCAGCACCCATATAATGAGCTACGCTCGGAGCGTTGGCGATATTCAGCAGCGCTGTTGTTACCCTGAAGCCCATGGTTCCCATTGTCTGAGCGTTACGCAGCTTGGCCATGCCCTTTTCGTAGGCCATCCTCGGTATCGGTTCTTCCGCCCAACAATCGCTGGTCCACTTTTTCAGATTCTCATAAGCGTTCTGGCCAAGGTAATTATAGACAAGGTTTTTGAAATTCTCATTGAGCACGATACGTCGTACGTCGCGTACCGGTTCACGGAATGCCACCAGATGAATAACGTCAGTAATACTGCCGCTGATAACTTCAAACCTAAGATCCAGCCTGCGCTTAACCTTATGCTGAGTACGTTCTTTCAGGAAGCCCTTGCCTAAAGACATTGCAATATTGCTCATTGCCGATTGCTGTGCAGCGTCAGCCTGCTCCTGCGTACGCAAATCCCGCAGGTCGTATTTAATAGGGAAGTAACCGCCATTTAAAGTATAGATTTTTCTGTCCTGCCCGACAACAACAAAGCCTTTGGCTTCCTGCTTCTGCAGCACGGCACCGGTCATGCGTGCTTCAATCTCTCTTATCTGGTCCCAATGGATATCGTAGAGCTTCCAGATACTGTTGACGAGGTTCCAGTCGCGCTCATCCAGATATTGCAGCACATTTTTAACCTGCGCTACGTTGACGTGATAGCCGTCCAGAACGCGCTGCTGGTTCGTTTCAGTGCCCCAGTTAAGCGCAATCATAATTGCCTGTTCCTTGGTAATCTTTGACGAACCAAAATCATAGAGGCGTTTGTTACGCATATCTGCCAGTTCCTTGGGAGAGTAAGCATCAAACAGTCCTTTTAATTTATTCTGCATATTCACGGCCATCTTCAGCTCTTTGTCTGCAGCTTCCTTCAGCGGGTCGTAGATATACCGCAGCGCCACATCACCCAGCTTTTTAAGCTCCACCTCCGGCTTAATCAGCGCCCTGTCAGCCTGGTCTATAAAGTTTGCAGCATCATCCTGCCATCTGTTTTTATTGGCACCAGTCGGGTCAGCGTTAGTGCGTTCTATCATGCGCTGGCGTGTCTGCCCTTCAATCTCAGCAACTGCTTCGTCAACAGTCAGGGTTCTGCCGTCCTTGGTTTTAATCGTGGCCAGCTTCATGTTATCCATGCCGCGCTTATAGATGATATGCATAACCTGTGCCACCAGATCAACCTGCATATTGCTCAAATCCTTATGCCCTGCTTTACGTTTATTGCTGTTCATTGCCGCCTGCAGGAACCATTCAGGGAGATTGGTCCGGCCATCCGGTCCGAAGAACGGAGACTCCAGCATAAAGCCGCCTTCTTCCCTTGTAGCATCTGCTTTCATCAGCACTTCCATGATGCCCCCATAATGCGGCGGTACCGGTGCATCTGCGTCAGAAAAGCCAAACACATACATAAGATGATTATACGCATAACGTTCATCTGCAGATATATTCTTCGCCTTGCTGATTGTCTGCTGCTTACGCTTCAGGCCATCTTCAATCTTCTTGGTCTGCTTGGCGTTGCGGACAGCTCTGTCAGCAAACATATCATAGATCAGCTGAGCCTGTTTGTATTTGACGGCCTTATCCCAGTTGCCTTTGACAAGAGACTGCTCAGAATTATACTGCGCCTGCGCCGACTTTCTGCGCCACATCTGGTAGTTGTTGGCGTCCTCAATAGGCATAACCTCCAGCTTCATCTCGACATATTGCACATAGTCCTTGTAATGGCTGAGTGCTGCATCACGCAGGCCACGCACATTAGCAAGCAGTTCACGCTTATCCTGCTTCAGTCCCTTTGTTTCTGCAGTAAGCTCTTCTATCTGCTTGCTCTGCCTGGTCATCTTATCTACCGTCTTAATGACGCCTTTTTCTGCAGCATCATTCTTACCTTCGGCCTCAATTTTGGTAGTCAGGTTACGCTGCTTTTTGGCAATGCGCTCAAAAGCTTCCAGCTCCATCGCCGTGGCCAGCTTACGGTATTTGCTCTCCTGCACGACTTCTTCCGCACGTTCACGGAAATACTGAGCATCTATGCCGCTGTTATCTATCCCTTCCTTAAATTCTTTCATATGAGCTTTTACTGCAGCATCCAAGCTACCGCCATACTCTCTAAGCTGCTTAACGTAATCTTCCACGTTCTTGCCCAGTGTTTCGCAGATAGCAGACGTGCTCATATCAGGGTTATTCTTGATATGCTCCTGAATAATAAATACCGGTTCTGCGGCCAGCTTCTCTCGGTATTCCGCTTCTTCACGCTCAAACAGTTCCTTTTCCTGCTGCCGGTAATCTTCTTTGACGTCCTTCAGTGCTATCTTGAGCACCTTTTCCTCTGCGTCAGCCTTGGCACGCTCTACCATACGGCGATATACGTCCTTCGTGCTTCCTTCCAGATAGTCCATGCCGCCGCTTTCGGCGAAATCATCCACGCCTTTTTTCCTCATAGCAATGTCGATTTCATCTTCACTGGCAATCATGCGGTCCATAACTGCTTTAACCTCTTTGGACGGAGCACCGCCAATCTGGCTGAACGCACGATAGATTTTAGTCAGCCACTGCTTGAAGCGCCGGAAGATACTGCGCGTTGCTTCAGTAGGCGCGTCACCGCTCTTCAGATAATTTTCAAAGCCACGGGCAAAGCGTTCCTGCATCCAGAGCCGCTGCATCTGTTCCAATGTCATTTTCTTGCCTTCGATTTCAACGGAGCCTTTGGCAACTGCAGTTTTCATCTGCTCGTTGAGCTTTTTAAATTCGCTCTCCATAGCAGTGCCTTTGTACTCTTTGACAAATTGCGTATCGTTCCATGCTGCCCATTGGTTAATCGTGACCACGTCATCCAGCAGCTGCTTCGGAGCATTCGGTAATTCTGCCAGCGCCAGCATATCATGCAGATAGATATGAGCCATCTCATGCATAAATGTCGACTGGTCTGCAGCCTTAAACAGAGAAATAACCTTCTCGCCGGTAGTTTTAAAGGCAGTTTGGCCTTTGAGCTGCCATAAGCCGCGCTGATCAGAGTCCATGCTGTAGCTTCTGCCGCCAAATACAATGATAGGATTATCGATAGCGTTCAACACTTCGTTATCAATTCTTTCCTGGCTTGCGCCCATGGTATAGAGCCGTGCTTTCATTGATGCTACTCTGGCTTCCTGCTCTCCATGCAAACGGAAGTATTTTTCATAATCGCTAGAGCTTTCGTCTTCAGCTTGCCATTGCAAATCTGTCTGCAGCTCCTTGATTTCCTGCAGGCGCTTTACTTTTTCTTCGGGTATCTGTTCTTCCAGCTCTTTAACCTTATTTTTGATATCAGAAAAAGCAGCATCGGAAATTTCACCGGTGTCATGTTCAAAGTCAGCTATGTCATATTCGAGCATGGCCGTAACATATTCTTTACCTTTAGGATGCAGGCGCTCTATTTCTTCATCGTACTTCTGCATCTGGCGCTTCATCTGTTCATTGACTCTGGCCGGGCTGCCGCCGCCAGCAAAGCCTTCTGCATTCTGGATGATATGCTGGATTTCATGGATGAGAGTTTCAGCTAAATTCTTGTGAGCTGCTGCTACATCTCTGTCAGCCTTTTTGATTTCATTAAAACTAATATCCGCCCTGCCGACAAACTCTGCTGCTTCTCTTATCTTGCTCAATTCTTTTTGTCTGTCCAGTATGCCTTTATTAAACTGCCCATTGTTATTTTTGCTTTTAAGTTTTTCTATAACAGATTCTTTTTCTTGTATCAGCTCCTTCAAACTATTCACTGCGGCCTTTTTGTCAAACGTGTTATTTTTAATACCATGATTAAGTGCATACTCTATGAACTCGTCACCATGAGAAAAGAACTTGCCGGCCTTAGCCCCGTCCTTGCTTACTACGCGTTTATACTTTATGCCGTTTATGATTATCTCCTGCTTGATGCCGTCTCCTAGCAGATTGCTGTTTATTCCAATGTAGCCTTCTCCAGCAGCTACTCCCAAGGTCTGCTCTTCCATCGGTTCTGACTGAACCATGACGTCAGCTAGCCACGGATAAGCTTCATACAGTTTAGGATTATTATATATCTCTCCTAACGGTATAGCATATCCTTCTTCCGGAAATTTAGCAGCATCTATCTTATCCAAATTATCCGGTATCTCAAAACGCCATTTACCATCAGCGCCACGATGCCAGCCGGTCTTTTTGTAGATGGTTTCCATATCCGCATCTTTGGCCAGCATTTCTTTTGCTTCCTTCAGCTTCTCCATGTTGGCAGTCATGGCACGTTCGCCTGCAGATTGGTTGTAGCGCTCTATGATATCTACGGCTTTATCATCGAAGACGACAAAGCAGCGGCCATCTTTCATACCTTCGTAAGCTATGCCTTTAATTCCGTGCTCATTAAGCAGCTCAGACGCGCCACGCCAATTATAATCCTCTTCGCCCATAGCCTTCGCCAGAGCATCGTAAATCTTGTTGCCGGAAAACATGCCCCCCAAAGTACCGGAAATATCAGCTTTTGCCTGATTGATAACCTCCTCTTTTGCAGCAGCATCTTCTGCTTTGGCACGCTCTAATTCTTCTTCTAAAGCAGCAGCCTGGCTTCTGAGCTTCTCTTGTTCTTGATTACGATACTCACCATCTGACTTTAGCTTTTCAATTTCTTCTTTGCTATATCCGTATCTTTCCAAGCTTCTTGCAAGCGTTCTATAGCCAAATGTATTAGAATTGCTCTCTAAAAGCTTACCAATGCCATCTGCTAATTTATTGAAGCCATCAATCTTAAACTGAACCTTGCCAGCATTATCAAAAGCTCTTAATTTAAAGTTCAGCAGATTTTCCCAGAACTTCATTGACCGCGCATCATCCAAAGATTCTATAGTATTTTTCAAAAGCGCTTGTACATTTTTGTTCTGATTAATGAAAGTCTTTTGTTCGTCTAGCAATACATCGTTTTCTGGAACTTCCACTTTCAGCAGGCGTGAAGTATTTTCGTACTTCACGTCAGCTTTTTCAATAATGTTTATCGCTTCTTCTAGTTTAGCAATATAGCTTTCTGTATTAGCCGTTCTTTTGGTTCCGGCAATTCTTTCCTTTAAACTTTTTATTGCCCTTTCCTTATTCTTGTTTCCGGTCATTGCATCAAACGTATCCAGAACAAATTCTAACGGATCATTGTCAATGAGCTTCTGTCCTGCTGCTGTTGCCCAATCTCCCTCCTCATCAATTTTGTACGTAACCCCATCTACAATTACTGCACCAGCGTCAGCCCCCAGCACTTCCTTGTATGCCTCTGATATTTTTCTATCCTTAGCAAAGTACAGGCCCCAGCCATGTACCTGGTCACCAACGCCATCGCCGATTTTGCCAATATCAAACCTTTCAAAATCGTAAGGCGTGCCATGCCATGCTTTCTGGTCTAATTTCATAGAGCCTATAGCCATCTGGTCTTCTATTATTAGCTTGCCTGTTTCTTTATCAACATAAGGTTTATGATTAAGGTCTTTGACTTTTGCTAAAATCTCTGCTAAACTATATTCAGAGGGAATTGTTTCTTTTGAAGCATCCCCTATCCCGCCATCTTTCAGGGAAGCTTGTCTCTGGGATGGCGGGATTTTTGTTGTGTAAACTTCGTATAAAGTTACTTCGTTTAATTTTTTTAGTACATTAGCAGATGTCCCAATAGCAGTAATGACCAACGTTTGAGCCTGTCCATTTAACTTTACTGGTATAACAAATCTATATGACAATGAACCTTTGATATCCTCACGTAACTTATTGTCTACTTCATTAGAATGCTTTGATGGATTTATCTCAACTAAAACTGCATTTTGCAAAATCTCTCTAGGATTACTGATGGTTAAATTTCTTCCCTGCCTTTCCGTTTTGTTTTTTCGCCCTCTTTGCGATTTTGCCAAAACAATATGACGCTGATCATATTCACTCATCTTGCTAAAATCAAATACACTTGACAAATCTTTTGTAGTGACCGGCTCATTTTCAGTTAATACATGTTTAATGTAATCTATGGCTTTTTGATTAGCCTCCGGAGTTTCTTTGTCGGTGCCTATATTGTCTTGCAAAACATCTAAATCTAAAAGTTTATATTTGGTATTTTCATTTATACCTACATTTACTGCCTGATTAAACTTCTGCTCAGCAGCTTCACTCTCACTTCTGATAAGTCCAATAGTACGCGCATAATCAAGCGCAGTATATTTAGTATGGCCAACCTGTCTATGCAGCTCAGCCATGCGGTCTGCCATTCGTGCGGCAAGGATAGCACTCATCTGTGCTGCCTGCCGCACTTCTTTGCTTTCAGAGCCTTCAAGCTTGCCACGCAGCTTACGATATACCTCAAATCCTTCTTCGCTCAGGCCTTCAGTAATAGAGAGTTCGCCCGGATCTATTGCTTCCAGAGCAGGAGTCAAAGCATCTAATCTGCGGATAGCTTCTTCTGTTGCTTCCATGGATGCCTTATTATTCTCATACCATTGGTTATCTTCCGGCGTGCGGTTTTCCCAGCCAAAGAGTCCATATTCGTTGTGGCCGGCCCAAATCTCACGCGCCAGCTCACGCAGCTCCATCTTAGAGGGTTTATGCTTATTCTCTTTATAGTAGCGTTGATACCATGGGTCGTTATTGCTTACCTTGATACCACGGCCACGCATCTGATTATCATATTCCGGGATTTCTACTACAGCTACGCCGTTACCCATACCCTTTTCCAGCTCTTCGATAATCTGATTAAGCGGCTCGTCAATCTTGGCCTGCAGCGATTTTCTGATTTCCTTTACGCCTTCCTTAGGATTATCCGGGAAGCGGCGCAATACTGCCTCTGCTATCTCACGGGTTTCCGGAGTATGGAAGTTATTGTCAAGGTAGGTATTCAAAGCATCTTCACGCTGGCGGTTCTCGTATGCCAATATGCGGTCCATCTCGCGGCGCATCCTGCCGGCATATTCTCTGTTGCGTGCCAGGCATTCGCTGATATCAGAGAATGTGATGTAGTCTTCCAGATGAGCGCCGATTTCAGTCGGCAGCAGCTTAGATACATAATCAGCTGTACTGATTTTCAAGTCTGCCTTAGTATCGATGATGTCTTTAAGATACTGTTCGCCTATGCCTGCTGCCTTTGCTGCAGATTTCAAAAGCTCATAGCCGCCCTGCTGATTAAGAACGTACTCTGTATCTATGTTAATAGTTTCCAGCTCCGTGCCTTTGAGCTGATTATTCAGTACCTCGTTATATACTTCCGGAGCTTTTTTAAACAAAGCATTATTTTTGATATCCTCGGCAAGACTTCTCAGCATAGATATGCCGTTAGCATCACGCAGGTTAGCCCTCTGTTCTTCGCTTTTCAGCTGCAGCGCCGCGGATGCACGACGCATGAAAGATACCGTGCTTGCTCCATGCGCACCAGCGCCAAAGCCAATAGACGCAGGCAATGCCTGCCAGCTTGCTTCTAGGCCGCCAACGATAACGTCCTTTGCCGTATATGTCGGGATATCACCGCCGGGATTGTTTGCTGCAGCAATATCAGAAATAATTCTGTTGCTCATCTCCTGCACGCCTTCTTCCGCGCTCTCAGAGATGGCCACTGTTCCGATGTTCTTGGCACTGTCACGCAGATATGCGGCAAGCAGGCTCTGCAGCTCCGTGCTGTCTTTGGCACTGCTGATAATCTCTTTGATGCTCTGCGCACCTGCACCGCCTTTGATGACGTTCAGGATTTTATCTGCGTTAGCAAATTCAATGCCGGTTTCCAGTGCTGCTGCTACAGCAGCATAGCTGCGCGCCTGGTTATCTGTCAGCAGCTGCCTGCCCTGCTTATCCTTATAGCCTCTGTAATCAAGGTAATTGTTGCCGGCGATTTCGTCATACATATCCTGCGCCATACCGATACGGCTGCCGACACTATAACCAATCTTGGCACCTGCGGCCGCGCCTGCAGCAGTACCGGCACCCAGCGTTGCACCGCCGCCGGCAATACCGCCGAGAAGCGCGCCGAAGCCAGCGCCATATACGCCCATCTTCTGGCCATTAAGAGCATTACGCAGCATCATCTTGCCGCTCTGCACTGTGCCGCCGACAATAGCACTCATCGGGTCCTCAAAAAGTCCTGGCAGCTCCTTGGAATTTTTCTGCGCTTTTTCAATTTCTCCCAAACGTGCAAAGTCAGCATCCGTCAGCTCTTTGCCGTTCATAGCGGCGTAGCCCATACGGCCGCGCTCACTCATCAGGTTATCAAGCTCCCAGCCGGTCTTAGCTGCTTCGATGATGCCCTGCGTCTGGCGCACGTTCTTCAAGTTATGCAGAGCAATAGCTGCGTCAGTATCACTCAGCTTGGCCAGCTCACTCAGCTCAGGGTAGGCCTTAAACACTGCCTGCGGGTCCATAGCCTTCTGCTGATAATTATATACATTGCGTGCATTGGCCAGATTATCAGCGTTAGCCAGGATAGCATTTTCAGGGATGTTTGTGGCCGCGCTGATTTTCTTTGCCTCCAGCAACACATCGTCTTTGCTGTAATGATATTTTTTATACGCTCTGTCCCACAAAGAGCCTAATCTGTCCTTTTCGAGTTCTTCCGCACTCTTTTGTGTAGGATAGTATTTAGCAAGCTCCTGTTTAGTGCCATTGTTCCATGTTCCTGTTTCATCAATAAAGCCGGCACCGGTATCAACATCAGCACCGGAGAAAAAATTCTTCACCTCGTCCCAGAAGTCTGTTTTGTTGTTACCGTAAGAGCCGACCGGTTCCGTTTTCGCCTGCTCAACAGCAGGACGAAATTCACGCGGAATGTTCTGAGTTTCCTGCTGTTGGCCACCTTGCATATTACTGAAATTAAAAGTTCCCATAATGTTACTCTCCCATCGTCTGCTTAAACGCTGCCTTGCTCATGCGCACCGGCTGAGCATTGCCATAAAACCATACATTGACGTAACCGTCATCCGCATTACTAATATGATAGATATCATGGTTGCCAAGTTGTGCCATATTGTATGATATATCACTGTTCCAGAAGTGTTCGCCTTCTACCGTAACACCGCCGACACCCTTAACCAGTCCCTGCTCCATGATATCCATCACCCAGTCTACGGTAGGCGTGCGGTTTTCTTTAGCTATGTATTCGTTTATTGCTCTTTTGGCGTACCGCTTCAATCCCGGACGCCACGCTTCCGGCACCTTATTTCTTCCGCCCATCTTGCTGTAAAAGGCTTCCATAACGCTGTCCCAGTCAAATGATGCCTTGCCTTCGCCCCTAGCTGCAGCTTTCGCTGCCTGCTTATTCATATGCACGTATTTCATAATTGTTTCCGTGCTGCAGCCTGCATCAGACAACTTCTGAATCAGCTCATCCTGCGACAGTCCGCCCTTGTCTATGGCATCCTCGATTTCTAAAGCCTCGCCTACAGTTAATTTATGTACACCTGGAGATGTAAAGCTCTTGGCTACAGCGTGCAAAGTATTATAAGCGCTATAATCATTGCCTGCTATCTGTTTGGCCATGTTTTCAAAGTACGCCGGGTCACGTATGCCATTATTGTAGGCAGCAAACATTTCATCCGAAGCTCTTTCCACCATAAGGTTAGTGCTTGTACGCTTCTGCTGCACCTGCTGCAGCGCGTACTGCATATAACCTTTTTTTAATTCTTCACGCTCTGTTGCGTCCATAGCTCTGCCGCCGATATGGCTGTAGCCTACCGTATGATATCCGGCAGCATCCAGCGCCAGCTCACTCACTCCATGCTCACCACTCTGGATAACCTTGCCGGTCTTGGCATTGTATATACCGACATGGGTAATACCCTTATAGGCCTTAGTGTCAGAATGCACATCATCCGGGTTGTCGCTCGTAGCGTACTTGCTGCCATCTACCTGCCAATAGACAATATCTCCGTCCCTTAATTGTTTACGGTCATTAAACGTCAGCCCTTTACGTTCTGCGTTAAGGTAGGTACCGTCAGCCAGGCTGCTGGTAATGTCATAATCACCGCCAGCCGTCTGAATATATTTTTTCACAAAGTTAGCGCACTGATTGCTGCCCCAAGCCTTGCCTTCCTCACCCTGTGCAAATGCCAAACCTTTGGCGATATCTGCCGTACCGGTCTGCGTAGACAAGAGCGCCTGCACACCGCCGTTTATATCACTGCCATACTTGGCATAGATGCCGGCAAAGGTATTAAGCTGATTATTGCTTTTCTCCCTCGCGCTGATAATCTTATCGTATTGGATACGTTTCTGCGGGTCCATAAGATAACCGTAGGCCTGCAGTATCTCACCGCCACGCGTCCATCCTTCGCTGCTGTCTGAATTGATAGCAGCCTGCGCTGCTGTCTCTGCTACCGCAGCCTTCCATTTGTTGCTTGCTTCAGTAATCTTTTCCTGGCCATAATTGGCATACCTTGCTGCAGTCATAAAATCGCCGCGGCGCATAACAGCGTCCAGATCATCATTGTTGTGCCAGTTTACAGCTACGTCCTTCAAAGCTAATTTGTATTGATTGTTAAGCTGCGTATCCTGGTACTTCTCCATCTCACCCATGGTATAACGCTCCATCTGCGCCCTCTGCCCCGTCCAGTCGCGGTCTATAGTATTGAAAAACGCCTTGCTCCCCAGCACGCCGCGCAACGTAGACGGTCCTTTTTGCATAATGCCATTGATAATCTTCTTGCGCCCTTCCTCGTACTTGGTAAGGTTATCCCTGGCATTTTCTTCCTTGTTCTGCAGCAGCTCATTCTGCAGCCTGCTCATCTGCATATTGTAATCATTGTTAGCCTTCATCACGTCCGCAATGGCTATTTGCTCATAGAACTTCTGTCCTCCCTCTACCATCGTATTGGTAAGATTTGCATTTGCCCTTGCCAGCGCCATCTGTCCGCCCATATCAGGATGCACACCGCTCGTCTGGCCTGCAGGCGTACCTAGCTTTGCCTGGTTCTCGTAAACATCAATTACTGCCATGTTCTGCTCCTTTCCTATATACGCAAAAAGCACCCAAGGCTTGTCCTCAGATGCTTTCTACGTTGCTAATTTTTATAGAGTATGATGAAAATGGGAGGATGGCTTCCCTTCCGCATTATCATTTTACCACACGTCCTTTGCCGATTTGTAAAGTACAAAATGACATTTTTACCATTTTGCTTTTGCCCAGCCATCATTACTGTAGCTCGAGATGCCGTCACCGGTATGAGCAGGCAGTCCCTTCATTTCTGTGTAGCCGGGTACACTGTAGTTTTGCAGGCCTACGCTTTTACCGGCTGAGCTTTTCAATGCTCCCATGCTTTTGGCTGTGTAAAGATTAGCCGCCACGCTCAACCCTGCCTGCAGCATACTGTTCATCATAGCACGCTTGCCGGCCTTGCGGTATGCCCTGGCGCTCGACGCATAGATATCGCCCTGGTTCACATTGTCCGTACTCTGCTGGAAGATATTATCTACCTGCTGACGTGCATTGTATCTTTCAAAGGCAAGCTCCTGCTCCTGGTTAAACTGGCTGTCTGCCATCGCCGCCAATGCACTGCCGCTTGCCGTGATTCCGGCCGCTCCGATGTTGGCTCTCTGCTGCCCCTGCAGCTGCAGCAGCCTGCGACGTTTGTTTTCCTCGTTGATTTCATTGTTCTGCGCCTGCTTCTCGGCCTGTTCCTGCAGCTTCTGCGCATTGTTATAGGCGATATCAGCATTAGCCTGAGCCTGCGCCGCCTGCGCGTTGGCCTGCTGACGTGCTGCACGTCCCTGCAGATAACCGCCCAAGAGAGTTGCACCAATCATTACTCCTACGCCCATGCTATCCCTCCTTTAAAATTCTTTCGTCAAAATAAAATTCCCTGTGCGGCAGATTGTAGATTCCGCATTGCATCGGCTCCGATATCTCAGCGCCAAGCCATCTGAGCCAGCGCAGGATTTCTGCGTTCCCAGCATCAACCTTATTGGACATAGGCCCATAGGCCGCCACAATCGCCCTCAGAAAGCGTTTGGTATATCGCCCTACTACTAGTCTATGCTTCAATGTTTCGTCGGTCATGAGCAGCCATACGCACTTTACGGCACATATTGCAGCCGGGCTTCTTACTCCATAGATAGCTGCAGGCACGCCGTCAATATAAAAGCAGCCAATCAGTTCGCTGTATCTGACGCTTCTTTTTAAAACATCCAGCTCATGCCCAGCGCCATACAACGCCGCCAGCTCCTGCCTGTTGTCCTGCCGCAGATGAGCAGCCACGTATTCAATATCTCCATCCGACGGACGACCAAAAGTATATTCCGCCATATTATCCTCCCGGCACAATCTCCGGCACAATGGCCAGTACCGTCATCGGCAGCGGCGCATCCTGCTTAATGATAAGCTGCTGCGTTTCGTCCCAGCCTGCAGCAGGCAGGACGATTTTTTTCTTGCCAGTGAAAAGTTTTGTAGGCTGGCCATATGCTTCGGTATCGCGCCATTTGATTTCATCCAGTTTTTCCTCGCTCAGGCCATACAGTCCGCCACGCGTGTTTTTAAAGAGAACAGAAAGATTGCCTATGCGTTTCTTGCGACTGATAGAACTACCGTCCTGCATCTGGAATTCTATCGGCAGTGTCTTTATGACTGCATCAATAGGCAGTCCCACATGTACAACACTGTAGCCATGCTTTTCACTCAGCGTAACCTTGCCGCCTTCCACCTTCTGCTGCGGCAGCGCGTTTCCGTCAGCCAGTATGGCCACGGTTTCACCCTCCAGCCACGTCAGGCCTGTTACCTCTTTTATATCGCTACCACGTACGGTTATGCCGTCGTCAACATAGATCTGTTCTTCCGGCACATCATTATCGTTCCTCTTTTCCAGCATAACGTTCTCGTATTGGCCGTTACGTTCTATGACAGCATAAAGCTCGTCACATTCTCCGCCAGGGATGCAGCAGACATTGACAAAGCGTGCGTTCTTAATGCTGTGCTTATGCCATGCGTAGATATCCTGCTCCTTAATATAGGTCAGTCCCAAGAGCAGGCCATCGTCACGGACAAACCATATGATGCTGTCCGGAGTCTGCTGGTAGGTCATAGCTACTACTTTATGGCCATCGAAGAGATGAGAGCATAGGAGGTTAAGGTCATCGCCGGTGTATTTATCAGCCTCATAGCTGTATGCCAAGTCACGGATGATGTTGCCCTGCTGCTGCGCAAAAACAATTCTGCTGCCTACCGTTACCGGCAACACGTCAGATATGCCGCGGTATTCCTGCGCCTGGCTTAAAGTATTGCTAGGCGTGAGTGCTTTGCCCTGGCCACCGCTTACCTTATATTCGCCGCCGCTCGTCAGCAGAATCAATTCTCCAAAGGCTACCATTGCTTTGATGCCGTTCATTTGGCCGCCGTTGAGAGTTGCCGTCACCGCATCATCATCTACCACCGGTGTTGATGTACCGAAATTATAATAATCTCCTACCTTACTGCTCCAGAACGTCTGCGGATATCTTGTACTGCCGGCAAATACCAGACGGTCCTCAAAGAAGCCTGCTGCAGTCGGATAGCCCTTGCTCCTGCTCCACGGAGAAAAAGCCCAGATCTGCGTAGCGTCTGTACTGCCAATCGTACGCAGCACCTTGCCTTTAACCTTTTTGCCGCTGATGTACTCGGTGATTTTTATAATACCGCTATAATCATTGCCGAAGCTCTGCAAAGTGACATAACCGGTCTGCTTTTCGTTCTCGCCGCTCCAGATGGTAGTATCAAATTCTGTTGAGGTTACCCTGTACCTGACGATATACTCCTCCTCGTTTTTTTCAGTAAAATTGTAGTTCTGGCTGTGATTGCCGTCCTGCGTTCTTACAAGCTCCCACATCGAGCTGTTCTCGTTATATTTTTCCAATGAGAAGTTTCCCTTCCAAAAGCCGAAGCTCTCTACATAGACGCTAGAGCCTGGCAGGCAGCTTACCAGCAGCGTATCCGTTGTATCAGGCACACCTTTTTTGTATTCGCTTTTTTTATAATGAGTCAGCTCAATAAGGCTGCCAATATTGTCCTTTTCAAAGATATCTTTATTCGCTGTTAATGTGACTTCGCCTTCGATTGCGCTGGCAGTTAACTTCGCTGCCTTACTGCCATAACGGAAGCGGATATTACAGAATCCGTCACCGCCGCTTTTGCCATTTGGATTTGCTCTGTCTGTACCCTTGGCGCCACCACTGCCACCACCTATATAACCAGTTCCATTACTGCCAGCATGGCCTTTGCTTCCGTTTTGCACGGCGCTTCCGCCTCCCTGTCCTCCTCTTGCTGTTTTCCCAAATGCTACACTTTCACCACCATTTCCACCAGCCTGCGAAGTATTCTGTGTGAAGTAGTTATTGCTTACCGCTCCATTGCCACCAGCACCACCAGTACCAACAGATAATGTATATTTTTTTCCAGCAACAACAGTTGTAGTGAATTTTATCAATTCACCAACACCACCATCACCACCAGGAGAAATAAACTGCTCAAGGCTAGATGCTACTCCACTCCCGCCGCCGCCAGCGCCAGCCAACTCCACCGAAATATTGGTAACGGTATCAGGCAATGTCAGTTCATAGGTTCCAGCGCCATAACGGTACATCTGTGTAATTTGTTCTTCTTCTGTTGCTGCAGAGCCGTTACTGTCCTCAAACGGACCGCCTGTTATCGGCATCTGTTCCCAGCGCCAGTCATATGTACTGTAGCGCGTAAGCGTCATAGGATAATGGTCAGGATGCACGATAAAAAGCACGTCAGCACTCTGTGTATATTTTATTTTGCAGATGCCCTGCAGGTCGGCCGCATTAAGATTGTTGCTTATCGTGTAAGGCTCTCCGTTATCCTCTACTATGTATTGGCCATTATACAGAAAACGGCAATGCCCTGCAGTGACTTCTATGATATAGGTTTCATTGGCGTTATACAGAAATGGTATGTAGAAGGCACGCTTGCCTCCATAGGTTACGCCAATGTGCCGGAAGCCGTTGCGGTTACGCACGCCACCATAACGCTGCACCGTAAAGTTTTTCAACGTGGCAGCGCCGTTATCATATTTGTTGATATCGACGCGGCCGTACATGCTATCCGACAATTCACCGCCGGCAAAGCTGGGCTTCAGTTGATACAGTCCCATTGTCAGCCCTCCCATCTGGCGTTGGCCAATCTATCCTGTACAGCTTCTTCCTGATTGTCTTCTGCAGCATCCTCGCCTGCTGCTTCCGTAAAGTAAGCATTGTATGCCTGGATAGCATTTGTCGCAAGGTTCATATTACCGGTCAAAGCAAACGCCATCTCCGCCGCCAGCTTCCAGCTGAAGGCTTCAATGAATTGGCTGTCGAAGGTTTCACTGTCCTTTACGTCTGCAGTATATTCCACGTAGGCGTTAGAGATATTACTGTATATCTTGCGTCCGCCGTTGCCGTTCATAATGCGGAAGTAGTTATCCTTAGGCAGTCCAACAAAGCTGTCATTGTACATAAGGCGTATGGCCAGCGCATCAGAAGGATATTGATAGACGTATTTATAATCAGGTGCCGTTTCATTAAGCAGCGCCAGCTGCACACGCTTCGTTGCGAACGTCCAAGGAAAGCGGCGTAGTACATTCTGACGGGTAAAGTTGAAATAACGTGTACAGATTCTTGCAGGCTGGCTTGCCTCATCCATGCGGTTGATTTCGTCTACGCCGATACGGCCAAGCGCAAGGTTGCAGATTTCAATATTGTTCATGGTTTCCTCCTAAAAAAACAAAAGGCCGGAATAAGCTCCGGCCCGATGTTATTCTCCGCGCAGAGCGGAAATCAATTCTTGTTTTTTTGCTTTCTTCGGCGGCTCCAGGCCGTTTGCACGTGCCAACTTCTGCAGTTGGCCAACATTCATATCTTCCAAAGAAGAAGGCATGATATCCGGGTTTTCCATGCTGCCAGACGTTTCGTCCGAAGGTTCTTCATCCGAAAGCACTTCGTTGGAAGGCGTTTCGTTCGTAGGTTCTTCATCCGAAAGCTCGTCAGCATTTTTGTTCAGGGCCAATCTTTCGGCTGGATCATAGAGCGGTTTGAAATGCTCCGGTACATTTCCCTCCAGCTCCACCTTTTCGCCTTTTTCCCAAAGTCTGCGCTGCCAATAGCAGGTGCGAATTACTTTGTATCTCATACCGGCACTTGGATATCCGGGGACAGATATGCCCAAATCTTGCCGCCTGCCGGAGCGGCAGTATCACCGGTGATTTTTACACGGACATAACGGCCCTGCGGTTGGATAGACGCGAAGAATTGCGCCAGCTGGCAGGTGTGCTTCTGCTGCTCGGCAGTTTTGCCGATAGTCACCACCATCTCAGTGATCGGAGTAGAGAAGCTTTCGTCAGCGCTGGACTGCAGCTCTACGCTTTTTACGCGGCCGGTAGTTACGCCCTTAGTCAGTTTAACATCAACATAGAGCGGTCTCAAAGATTTGTTGCGGCCGATATCAAGCGCCTTACTGGTGACAGTCGCTGCAGTATCGACATTTTCACAAAGAATAAGCTTTGCATCAATCATTACAGCCATGTTCTTACCTCCTTATTCTACCGGCACTTTAGATTCAGTGCTCAGGATAGCATCATTGCGCAGGATGGGAGAGCCCCAGAAATGCTGGATACGCTTACCGCCAAAGTCTTCCAGAGAAAGGTTAACATTGTTTTTCTTCTGTGCAATGATATTGATCATGGTCTGAACCTTACGGTTACAGAGGATAACTGTACGGCCATGGTCAGGGTTTTCAATGCAGTCATATACTTCAATCAGTTTATCGATGAAGTCAGTGCTGCTGGTATTGGTAGTATCAATGTTGGCCAGACGTGCTACATAGCGTGGGTCACGTACGCAGAGGCCTACGTCCCAGTTGTACTGAGATTCATAGCCCCAGTATTCAAGGTTGTTCTCATCTCTCACTTTAACACGTCCGTTGTCACGATAGCTGTAACCGCCAGGAACGCCTTCCGGAGTGATACCGTAAACAGTATCAGGTGCAAAGGTCACTACCCAAAGAGAGGTCAGATTATTACCGGTACCGCCCGCATCAACAATCTGATTAGCGTAGATTTCATCCTGCCCAGCCTTATCATAGTAGAAAGCGCCAAGACCGGTAAAGCCTGCAGGATTGATTTGTTCATCACCATAGAAGAAGGTAGTAGACATCTTCTGGCTCATAGCTTCCTGATGTGCATAGTTTTCATTAAGTCGATAGGTATTGCTGTTCTTGTTGAGCTTCATCAGTCGCTCGTCAATCTGTGCGATAGCCTCAACACCGCCAGTAGTAAAGCTTGCCTGGCCAGTGCTGGATTTAGTAGGTGCAACGCCACGGTTAATAATACGCCATGCTACATCCGGCAGGCTGGTTCTGATAAGCGCTTTTTCAACGCTGCCGCTGTTGCAGGTTCTCATCGGGAATACTTCCCAGAGACGGTTGGTTTTGGCCTGCAGCTCTACGACCTGCGCCGCTGCTTCATTACCTGCAGAGCGATACTGCTGTGCAATATCATACATAGTTGCCAGGCCAGTGTTGTTATAAAGTCCGGTTTGTGCCATTTAATTCACTCCTTTAGTATTTGCTGTTAGGGAATAGGATATCTTCTGCCCGCGGGGTTCCCTTACCGCCGCCAGCATGAGTATCTGCCGGTTTATCTTCGCTGATAAGCTGGCCGATAGTTACAAAAAGCTTGCAGACAGCAGGATGATTGATAGCACCGGTATCAATCAATACCTGCATTGCCTCACTGCCGCCAAAGGTATTTACAGCTGTTCTGGCAAAGCCAAGGTTTTCCTGACTTGTCAGCCCCAGCTTCTGGCATTCAGCAATATTTTTTTCAATGGCATCTTCTGCAGCATGCATATAGCCGTTAATAATCTCGCTGTGCATTTTCAGCAAGCTGTCAGCCTGTGCCTGAGAAAGCTTTGCATCCTTAGCTATGGCGGTAAATGCTGTTTTCTGTTCATCGGTGATTGTAAGGCCTTCGCCCAGGTTAAACTCATAGTTTTCCGGTACTTCGCCAGCGCCGCCGCCATCACCAGCAGGGTTGCCGCTACCGTCACCAGGAGGATTGCCACCATCATCACCAGCGGGATTGCCGCCGTCAGGGTTATCAAAGATACTTTTGCTGCCACCTGCAGCACCACCGTCACCACCGGTGCCGCCATCGCCACCAGCTCCGCCTTCACCGCCGCCAGCATCGCCGCCGTCAGGAGCCAGAAAGTACAACCATTTCTTTCGCATTATACATTACCTCCTTCAAATTGGTCATAGAATTCATCTTTTCGTTTTTCTTTGGGACGGTCCCGCGCTTCCTGCCGCATCAGCAGCTCCAGCTGCAGGCCTTCCTCAGTATCATCTCTCAGCATACGGAGCAGTTCTTCGCCGACACTACGCCGGCCAATCTCATACCCCATGACACTTTGCTGCCCGACAACATAGTTGGGAACATGCACTTCCATTGTGTCAAGCAGCTCATAAATAAATTCCCTGCCCGTCTGCGTCTGCATGACGTTTACGAGCAGTTCGGCAAATCTTTGCTTTTCCATCAGCTCATCCCCATTCTGCTCAGCATATCATCCAGAGCATTATCCGTATTGGACGGCACCTCACTTAAAAGCCTTGCTGCTTCTGCGCCGGTCTTGGCCGCTTCTGCGCCCTGTGCCATCTGCGCCTGCTGCATCTGTGCTTCCTGTGCCTGCTGGCGTTGCTCTCTGAGCTGCTGCACCTCATCTTCGCTGCGCATGATTTTCTCAGGCGTACCGCTGATAACACCAACCTCACGGATTACGTTGTCGATGTTGATAATGTCGGCAGCTTCAGGATAGATACCTGCTACGTTGCCTACCATGCCAAGTACATTCTGCACGCTCGGCAGACTTACCATCTTCTGCGCCTGCGCCAAAAGGCTCACGAAGTTCACCTTCAGCTCATCTGCAGTAATCTCTTCCGGCATAGGCGGAAAAAGCTCGTTGCGCATACAGAGCCCAAACGTACGCAAGGTCAGCGGGTCCAGAACCTCATTATGGAACTGCTCCAGCACCGGCCCCAGCATAAGGATTTTCTCCTCGTGACGTTCCGCGACTTCCTTGGCGGTCATCTGCGGATTGTTCTGCGCCTGCGTCAGCATTACCATAAGGTCATTATAGAACGTAGCGCTTATCTGCTGGCGTTTATCGTTGCTCAAGGCTATCATGCCTTCGTAGCGCTTTGCTCCCGGCGGTATCATCGGATAAGCATTCATCTGCGTACCATCGGGAATAAAGTTGTTTGCACCAGGCTGGCGGTTGACTTTCTTCAGGCTTGCCGGGAACATCATAGCCGGGTCAGCCTCGTTATCCATGCAGCGGAGCTTTGCTTTCTCGATACGCTGCAGCTGCATACAGTTACCCAAGGCATTATGCCCAGGACCATAACCATATTCGCAGTTGGCCACCTTAGTCCAACGCGGCATAATAAATGGCTGCTCCTTGTAACCGCTGATACGCAGGAACTGCTGCTGATTGCCACGCTCCCAATAAAAGCTCTGCCAAGGGAAGTTACCGGGCTTTAATAGCTCAGGCTTATACTCATTGTTTTTGACGATGAGCATTTCAACCTCAAAGCGCTGTGTATGGTCATTGTTGTTGTACGCGGTCTTTACGGCCACGCTCACGTTATCAATGCCAAATTCCGCTACCATTTGTGGAGCGGTCAATTCAAAACGCCTGCCAAAGGAATAAAGCCTGCCTCTTGCATCCACACCGCCTGCATATTCGCCGCAGGTGTAGCTGCGGTGCCAGAGAGCGGTATCATAGTCCTGCATCATCAGCGCTGCTGCCGTGCCAAATTGGCAAAGCTCAGCCTCGATATCGTACAGCATAGCGTATGTATTGCCACGTGCATATATGGCCATCATAACGTCACGCACATCATCCAGCCATTGACGCACCGGATGATATTCAGCCTTTTCCTGGTCGGCCAAAGACAGCTCAAACCACGGACGGCTCGGGGACGTCAATCCGCTTTGCAGGCCTGCAGCGCACTTGCCTGCAGCATCCATCGGATAAGGGTCGATAAGATAGCGGTCACGCCGCTCTCCGTCCATGCTGCCGCCGCGTTCATGGAAGCGCCCTCGGTAAGGAACGATATACCGTGACAGCAGTTGCCACGTCGGTTCAAACGACGTGCGCCGCTGGTACATCTGCTCCAGCACGAAGCGCTTATCCTTCAGCAGCTTTGTGTCTCGATAGATTTCTTCAAACATTGCTATTCACCCAGCAATGCTTTCTTGATTGTATCTACCATGCTGCCGCCGGTCTTGTTGGTAAAGTTACGGCCTCTTGCCTTGCTCAGCTTTTCACGCAGCGATTCACGCTGTCCTTCAGTTGCGCTGTCAATAGTTGCGGCGCTCTGGCTTCCGGGTGCGTTCTGCTTAATCTGCGTTCCGCCGCCACCACCACCGCCGCCATGCAGCTGCATAATGATTTCTTCCATGGTCTCACCTCCTACCACATTCCATGAAACGGATCATATTCTTCCTGCGCGCCATTGTCGACGCTCCAGGCGTATTCATGTTCCTGTTTTCTGCTCAGCACCGGAAAAGCAAAGGTAAGCGCCAATGCATCCGCCCTGTTAGGAGATGGAAGCCCACGCTTTTTCATACTCTCCTTGCTCTCCAGCTGCACTCTGCCATCATCACGCGGAGCAAGCTCCGGTCCTACGAGGTCATCAGCCAGCACGCTGTCATCAGGTGATATTGCTCCACCCTCCATAAGCCAACGCCGCATATCCTGCCACATCGCAGCGCGCTTGTTTACACAGTTAGGCGGTATGCCTTTTGTGCCGCCGAACGATACCAACGTCCAATTCCTGCCCCAGGCATCGCCTGCACTCTTGATGCCGGTACCATAGCCAAGGTCAATAAAGACTGCATCAGCGTGGTATTCATCCTCCAGCGCCGCAATCTTACCCGCAAGCTGCAGGTCGTTATCATTCTTCGGATATTCAAAGAGCAGCTTACTGTAATTACCTTGACGCAGGTATGCGCAGATTTTATCCGCGCCGGTCCACGCAGGATCTACGCCAATAATAACCGGAGCAAAATTATACTGATATGTCTTGAGTACCCTTTTCCGTGCTTCATCCACGATATCCTGAGAGATATACTGCTTATCACTGGCAGAAGGGAACTCGCCACGCACGCGGACCTTGAAAAAGTCGCTGTCCTCGCCATAAATTTCACGCCACGCTTCAATCTGCTTTTTATCAGAAAAGCTTACGCTGCGGCTATCTACTCTGCGAGTATGCCAATAATTTCTGTGCTTGTGAAAGCAATCATAAAAGCGGCCGCTGGAACGTGTCGGGTTACCAAAGCAGCACCAGATGATTTCCGTATCCGCGTCAGTCAGGGCACCTTCCGTAACTTCCCAGATGGTGTCATGTATCGCTGATGCTTCGTCAAAGATAATCAAAATTCTGTTGCCCTGATTATGCAAGCCAGCAAACGCTTCAGAATTTGTTTCACTCCACGGAATTGCATCTATACGCCAAGTCTTTTCGTTACTGTCAACGTTGCAGAAAATGCTTGTCGCAGTATAATCAAACAATGGTTTAGCTATCCACATGTTGTACCATTTGTTAAGCTCTGCCCATGTTTTAGTGCGAAGCTGCGCCTCAGTGTTAGCGGTAACAACGCCGCGCGTATCAGAGCAAGTACCCAGCGCCCAAAGAATGAGCCAGCTCACCAGCGCTGATTTGCCAATGCCGTGGCCACTGGCTACTGCTTCACGTATGGCAACATCAGCAGTTTTTACTTCGTCCTTTATTTCACGCAGTATGTCAAGCTGCCACTTCTCAGGACCTGTTTTATTCTCCAGCGGAGTATCAGGTTCACCCCAAGGGAAAGAAAGCTTTACGAAAAGCTCCGGATCATGCTGGCACTCAGCAAGATAGCCTACTAAAGCATCGTAGTCTTCCTGGCTAATTTGAGGTTTCATGGTCCATTACTCCTTCTTTCGCCTTTTCAGCAACACATTAACGTTGCCGCTAATCTTAACTTCAGTCTTGATGACATACACGCCATCCATTTTGTTCAGAACATCAATCGCCCTGATTCTGGCCTGCACATCAGCAGCGTCATCTTCGGCAATTTTACTGAGCACTAGAGCGCGTTTATCCAGCCCGATAATCTGCTTTCTGATAGCGTCATCTGCCAGCTCTTTTATACGCTTCATAATGTTAACATTTCTTAACAGCCTTGTAGCCTGCTGTGCGGCGGTCCTCTCACTGTACCCGGCAGCTATGGCTGCAGCAGTGCCGTTACCCTCATGCTTGCGGTATTCCAGGCAGAATTTCTCCTGCGCCGGACTGAGTATTTCCGACGTGGTTTTTTTACCCGCTTTTAGGGTAGATTTTTTACCGGAATTTTTAACAGGTTTTTTGACTGCTTTTTTTGCTTGTGCCATAGTGCCTTCACCTCCCTTGTTTTTTGGCATAAAAATAGCCCCGGCGGAACGCTCCGTCAGAGCCTTTGTTTTTACTTGCTATTTTGCACAATACTATTTTACCACGTCAAAAGCGCCGATTTGTAAAGTACAAAACGGCAATGCTTAAAATTTTTTTATTCCATGCTGCGCTGCTATTATTGCAGCATCACTCAAAAACTCATTACGCCAGGCGTAGAACGTCTGACGGCTCACTCCCTGCAGCCCGCTGATAACCTCCGGCCGGACGTGCCTGTCTTCGTAGTTGTCATAGTATTTGTGCATGACGTGGCCAATAGGAGAGTCTTTGTATAAGGCATACGTCTCCCTTATCACCGCCAGCCACTTCTCCGGCTGCTCAATGATAAGCTCATAGCTTCGGCGGCCAATGTATACGCTAACCTTTTTCAGCGGCAGTATTCCCTTGAGTGCGTCCTGCTGGGTAGGATTAGGCTTCAGCTTGTCCTTCAGCCCATGCGGATGCCTGCAGGCACGTGCTTCATCCACGGCCATCTGAATTTTTTTGTGATACTTAAAGCGTGTCTCTGCGACGCGCTGCCAGTGCTTTACTAGCAATCTTATTCCCTCCTTCCGGTGCTTATAGCAGCAGCGGATATACTTCTTCTTGCGCCTGTCCGTTTTTGCTTGCATATAACTACCGAGGCAGATTCCGCCGCTGATATAAACGCCTACCTGCGTAGTCTTTTGTTTTCAATGGTGTCCCGCCGCCCAATGCCAGGCAACGGTAATACTGATACGGATATCCGGTAATCTCGCTGACGTCTTGGACGATCGTATCCTGCAGCACATAAAAGCCTTTAGGTGCAGACGGTGTCTCACGCCAGCTGTCAGCCTTGACTTTCTCAATCTTACACTCCGGCTGTTCAAGGTTACGGCTCGTAACATAACGTCTGGCAAACACTCTGCGTTCCGGATCGTTATAGGTCTTATTGGTCTGCTTGATAAGATAGCTGGCCAGCCTGTCATAATCTCCGCTGCCGTCCAGCTCCGTAGCATGAATACGTCCATGCGGCCACATATCGCCAAGCTCCTGCAGCTTCAGCCCGCTATGGATAACAACATGAAAATGCATAGAGCGCTTACCGTATTCGGCTACGGCCACATATTTGAAATTTGAGCCGCGACGCTTGCATTTCTGTTTCACGTTGCGGCAGAATTTCTGGATATCTTTTTTTGCCTCCTGCGGACTGGTTGCTCTTTTATCCGGAGCATAGGTCAATACACAATGCAGGTCACCTTTGCCAAAATTAGTATTAAGCAGGCGTCGAAGATTCTTGTAGCTGTTGCGTTCGTTCACCTTGGCCATAGCTTCCGGAGTAGGATTGCTTTGCGGACCACGTACTGTCATCTTTCCCTTGTAGCGGAAGGTCTGGTATTTTTCTACTTCGATGCATTTACCACATCTCCATGTCCGTTTTACATACATTCTTCCGCTCCATTCTGCCCAAGTTGTTTTGGCTGTTATTTTTTCCGGCACTGATATGCCACTCAACTAATATGCTTTATCAAGCTTTGGGCAGGTATTTCACCTGCCCACTTTCTACTATTATATATAGCTATTTTTTTGTCTTGCAGAAGCGCGGCACTTTCCGTGCTTCCAGGAAGCACTTATCACGCAGGCTTCTGTGTTTGCTCAGGTAGCTTCTGAGCTTGCTTCTTCTCATGCAGGCCAGATGCTGAGAATACCGGATTGGTTTTACATCCAGCACCTGATAGCCGAAATTAAAGATTCCCATCTTGCCTTTGTTGATATTCTTTAAGGCTTCTTCGCAGGTCAACATAAATTTCATGTCTCCGGCTCCTTCCAATTTATATGTAATCCATATTGTTCGATGTACTCAAGATACTGCTCTGTGCTTTTATCTTCGCCCAGCATCTCAAGACCGCGGCTGTAAAGCTCCGTGAATTTCTCTAGCCTTGTATTGCGTACATGGATTTCGCCATAGTTCTCCATGAGTATCTTGCAGCAGACTGCCAATATCTGGTGAGTGAAGTATTTGGCATAATACGGTATCATCTTATCGCGCTCTGCCTGCATACCTGCTTCATAGCCAGCCTGGTAGATAGCATTATAGCAGGCCTTGCTGATACCAAAAGGCTCATTGTCTCCGGCCTTTACCTGCAGACGCTCTTCGCCGCCCAGCAGATGCAGCTTCTTCTGCTTCCTGCGTTCCATTTTGCGTTGCTGGCTCATTTTACTTTACCCTTGACGCAGGAGAATTTATGGCCATCGTATAAATAGCGACCTTCCATACCATCTATAACTACCCAATCAGGTTTGATTTTGTTCTGTCTCAGCCAGTCGCACAGCGTTTTATTAAGCTTGTCTTCAAGATTTTCTCTTTCGACAGCCATGTCTTCACCTGTCAACGTATCAATATATCTTTCGGAATATTCTCCGCCTTCATCCGCTGCCTGGTCAACAAGGTCATCCATAAGGTCTTCAACATCAATACGTGGCTGCCAGCTTGCTTCTTTGCAAATGAGTATATCCACAGTGTCTCCTGCGCTCAAGTCGCAGTACTCCAGCGCTTCATCAAGTGCTTCTTCGGGAGTATCGCACATGCAACCATTATCGGAGTCCCAGAGTACATCAGCAATATAGTAAGCCGGCATATTCAGAAAGTCTGCCGTGTCTATTGCTTTATTGAGCTCTGCTCTTGCCTGCTCCAGATAATAAATCTCGCCGCTGCACTGCCAGTCATTGATGGCCAGCTGCGCTCTGTTTACGCAGTCCATAATTGTTCTTTCTTTATCGTTCATCGTTTTTTCCTCCTACCAGCGCCAATGCGCATACCATAACGATAATTGTAATGGCCAGGTTGATTGTAAATTCATCTATTGCCGTGTCCATTTTTAAGCTCCTTTAATCTGCTGAAATACTTCATGCTGGCCAGTTGCCAGAAGCTTTTCTTCGCTGCTCATTTGATAGCCAAGAGCAACGAGCCAATGATACAGCGCCTCAAGTCTTGGATTGATTTTATATGTAGGATATCCAAAGCGGCTATTGTTGGCATAATTTTCTTTTTCACTGTCACCGAACAATTTGTAGATAACATTTGCGCATTGCTGGATATCAAAGTAACCATCGAAGGCCAGCTTGACTGCTTTCTCGTCTCGCTTGGGATCAAAGTATTTACTATCTATTCCAGCTTCTTTGTTTACGCTGCCCAATCCCATGTACGTGACTCCCTGTAATACCGCCACGCTATAGGCTCCCATCAGCACGAGCTCATGCTGTTTAGTGGTAGCTTTAAAGTTTTCCATAAATGCTTTGCGCAGCTCATAATGTGTTGCAGCCATAGCATCGACTTTAAACCATGCTTCCTTGATACATTTTTCTTTTTCAATCTCCTTAGCGCTTTTTTCTCTAGCCTTGCCTTTTTTTGTTTCCTTTACGTAAAACTCTACGTTTCTCGGATAGCTGGCCTCATAATACACCCCATCTGTTTTCTTGGGAATTTTTTCTTTTGTTTCCTCGTACTGGTAAAGATCAATATTGCCGATACGTCTATATTTGCTGCTGTATTTATTGGCGTTATCCGGGAATTTCTTGATGCCAAGACGTTCCATGTCTGCCAGGAATACCGGCATTGCAGCATCAAGCTTTTCTTCCTCCACGGCGCGTGTGACTGCTAGAGCAAAATCATTTGTGCCAATCTTCTCCATTGCTTCATTTCTGGCTTCTAAGTTTTTGATTCTGGCCAGTGCATCAAACTCTTTCAGACTAAGCTGGCGGGTAGAGCTTAGCTCCTTCAGCTTGTTCTGGTCCAGCTTAGCTATTTCCAAGCGCCGTCTGATGGTGCTTTTTGAAAAGCCGCTCTGCTGGGAGATATCTTCGATATCCATACCAAAGTTCAGAAGCTGCTGGAAGCCTTGAGCCTGCTCATAAACCGTCAGGTCACTACGCTGCATATTCTCCAACAGCATAATCTGCAGCTGCCGCGTTTCCGACAAATCTCTTACGATAGCACACGGCACCTCTTTCAGCCCGGCGCGTATCGCAGCTTCCAGGCGACGATGGCCAATTACTACCATATACTTAGGCTCTTCATCCGGCGCTTCTTCATTGATTGGGATTACGGTAAGGTTCTGGTAGATGCCATTTTCTTTGATACTTGCTGTCAGCTCCTCCAAATCGCCCAAGTCTTTTCTTAGGTTCTGCGGATGCGGCACAAGGTACTCAATAGGCATGTTTACTACAGCCATTTTCATTCAACTCCTTTTACTCTTCTTCGTCAGGATAACCGCCATTTTTGTAGGCGTCCTGCGCTTCATCTATTGTTGGCTGTTCACGCTTGCAGTGATATGCATAGTCAAAAGCTTCCTTCTTCAGCATCTGCATAACAGCAGCCTCTTGCGGCATTAACTGCTGCAATGGGAACGGTTCATCCGTGTATCTCTTGCTATGATCTACAGCATTCTCATAAAACTTTTGCGTCACTACCTGCAGCGGCTGCTTGCAATTTTTGAAGACCAGCAGCAGCGCCACCAGCTGCATGCCTCTGCCAAAGTTTTTGCTTGTCAGAAAGTTTACCTTGGTAACCATAATGCCAAGCTCTTCGCCGTCTTCGTTGGCCAACGGAAACTCCAACAGTCTACGTGCTATTCAGGCAGCTCCATCCAGGCACGCATGAAATCTTCATGCGGTTTGTCAATGCGGCTGATTATACTCGCTTCCTCATGTGAGTTAAGCGGAGTGACGGTATAGCTCACCTTGATATTGCCGCCTTTGTATTCAACAAATTTGACATCATAATCCATTCTTTTGCCTCCTTGTTCTCATCACTCTTATATGCTAAAATAGGGATGTATGGATGCTAGTAACTTCATACATCCCCATGCCGTCTGCGCTTTATGCAGGCGGCTTTTTTACTTTGCTTCGACCGGGACATGCAGGCGCACATTGATTTTTTCCCCAAGATATACCCAGCCGTCTTTCTTGTTGTTATCCTTGCAGACATAAAAAGCAATTTCGCGCCAGTCGCGCTTATCGCCGTATTCATCTTTTAATCTGCAGCAGATTCCTTCCAAAGTGTCTCCTTCCCTCAATACATGGTAAGGTACAACAATCTCGGTGACTTTCGGACCTTTAACCATCTGATAAGCTGCACTTACCATTCTTCCGGGCCCGTAGTCTAGCAAGCATATTACGGCAAGCAGTAAGCTGCCTAAGGTCAGCAGCCTCAGTTTCCGCAGTTTCCTTCCTCTCATTCTTCACAACTCCTTTCCCAAAGCGGCGGACTATTCTCAGATAGTCTTCACGCAGCAGGTCGATAAATGTTTCTTCGCCGTTCTCATCGGTCATCAGCTTACCGGCGATAAAGCAGGGACCGAATATAACGTCTACGATATTGCCGTTATTGTTCAGCAGAGGGAACAAGGCATCATTATGATATTTGTTCTTGCCGTCTTCGTTGCATACCAGCGTATATTCCTGGCTGTTGCCTTTAGGTTCCAGCGGTACAATCTGTATCTTACCGCCCACCAGCTTCTGCATATTGGCCAAACTAAGCTCAACACGCACGGCCTTCACCGGTTTGCCCGGACGATACCAGACAACAGTTTTTTCATTGGCCATTTTTATATCGCCCCTTAAAAATGAAGCGCAGTGCATAGGCAGTGCTGGCCTTCATTCTTTCATCAGCTTCACGCGCCAGTTTTGCCCGGCGTTCACGCATCAGGCGCTCGTATTTCATGCTGGCTTCATGTTCTCTGATTCCTGCGTTAGGCTTGTATTTTTTGCAACGCTTCGCATGGTCAATAATCTTATCTTCCAGTTCAGCACACGTCATGCGCTTTGCTTTACACATTTCTTTTCACCCTCTTTATCGCACAAGCCCTGCTTGCGCCCGATTTCCAAGGCCCACTTTGCAAACATATTCACTGCGTAGTCGCTCAGTTCGCCTTCGTTTTCGACTACAATGGTGTAGTCTTCAGGTCTGTTCATAACACTTCGCCCCTTATGCCGTTTTGTTTTCCTGCTTGTCTTCCGCGAGAATAATCATCGCCGTTTGCAGGCCCTTCAGAAAAATGGCGGCTGCTTTCAGGCCATCAATATCAGCCTTTCCCATATCCTCCACTTTTTTAATGGTTTCTTTCTGCTTATCAGTTGCAACAATCATTGTGTTACCCTCCTTTAACTATAAATGCTTTGCAGATATTCTTTAATCTGTGCTCTGACTGCATTACTGTTTTTGCCAAAATGGCGTTCAGCGTGGCAGTCATAGCAGAGTGTTACGCCTTTGAAAATTTCATCACTTTTCATTGCCCCGCAAGGTTCATGGTGGAACTTCTCGTTAGGGTCCACGTACTTACCGCAGATAATGCAGCAGTTGTTGTCCCGCTCGTGGATAGCGGTGTTCAGTTTGCGCAGCTTCTCGCCGTACAGTTTTACCTTTTTGGTTTTCATCATCATCATGGCTTTTACTCGCTTTCCTTCAGCGCCGCATCTGCCTGCTCATATTCCGCAAGCATCTGCATACGCTGGGCCTCTAACGCCTTATAGGTCTTTCCATAGGTCTCGGCTCTTTCTAGCCAGAATTCTCCTTCTATGCGCGACTTGCTCTTGCGTGCATTTATCTGTGCTTCCCGAGCCTTGAGCTGTAAAGCGCTGGCAGCGACTGAGACATCATCATAAGTAAGTGTAAGTTTCATGTTAAATCCTCTTTTCTTCGTTTCACTCCGCCCTCCGTGCTATAATAGGTATTACAGAACGGAGGTGATAGTGTGAAACAACATCAAGCTTCTGCTCACTCTTCTTTAAAAACAACAGCTTTTTGACGACTATTAAAAGTGAAATTTTTGTGAAGAACAATATAGACTATGCCAGACGTGCGATAGACCTCCTAGTAACTAATGTAACTGTTACTGGAACTGTGATAAAAGTTACACTCTCTACACAAAATGTTTGCGCATATCTGGTGCCGCGGACTCGAACACAGACGAGCGGATATAAATTTAGTATATCAATAGATACCAAAGCGGCATAAATACTAATCGTTCATATTGCACTTATGTTTTACAAAAGGCTGGCACCTTATCGTGTCAGCCTTTTTTGTTATTCTATCATCTGCGCCAGCCACACGTCAAGTACCTTGCCTTCCGACGCGTCTGGATCGTTCATGTAAGCTTTTGCTACACGGATATACATATTAATGTCATTACCGTAAATTTCGGAGTAGTCGGAGTGCAACATATTCATAACGTAATACCAATCAGCTTTATGTTTGATTCCCTGTTGCTCTGCAAGTTGACTAGTCTGTTCATATGTCCAGTACTCGCCGTGCGTGCCGTCCACATTCTTCATCTTTGCAACAGCCTTTTTCGCCAAGCACTCGTCAAAGTGTGGACCGTATACAGCGCAGTGCATCTTATACATGGTGTCCCAGTAAAGCCGTGGGCAGTGCATCCGCAGTTCGTCCAGTGCGTCGCAGACAATATCTGTCAGCTCCTGCTCTTTAACGTCGCTGCCCTGTGCCTCTTCCCAGTAATGTTTAAACCTCTTGTGCATGATAGCTCACCGCCTCACGCCATCTTTGTAACAACCATAGTCGCGCTCACCACTGTGCCTGCTACATCAATCTGCGCACTGATTGTAGCGGGAACGCCGCAGCACGGGATATAAATATCGGCCGCGGTGGTCAAGCTTACAGCGCTGCCTGCCGCCGTTGGTACCGCAGCAGGAGTCTTGCCAGGCATAACGACGCCGCCTTTCAGTAGATTCATGGTAACCAATCCAGCCGCCGTCGGTGCAACCGTGGCTTGCAGGTCAACATGATACAGTCCAGGTTGTTTTAAGGTTACAACCTTGCCGGTGGAATAGTCAATGCTCACACCAGTATTGGTGTTGATAATATCAAAACTGATAAGGCCGTCAGCTAAAATTGCCTGATTAGTAGCAGCTACATCAAGGCTAGATTTGTAATGACAGTTATTCGGATTCTTTAACATCTTTGTTCCCTTCTTTCTTTTCGTTAGCGTCAACGACTTGATACTTCGTTTTTACCGTGTGCAGTACGTTCCGTACTACTTGCTGGCCGTCTGCGGTAAAGCCTAGCCAGCCTATACCTATACCAATAAGCAAACTAACAAGATTAGATTCGTCCCGTTTCATATCGCTACACCTCCGCATATAAGAAAAGGGGGCGGATTGCTCCGTCCCCACGCCGCCGTTAGGACGGAATTACATAGCAGTCTGGCAGCCCTGTAACTGTGCAAGGCTTTGCACGCCAAGGCCGTTCAAAACAGCCTGCGGCGGGCAGCATACGCCAACGCCAGTGACTTCCGGCTTCTTCAGCATCTGGCAATTGATGTTGCCGATAGCTGCTGCAAGAGCGTTCAGTTTTGCATCCAGGTTAGCCGCAAGAGTCATGCGCTCAATGGTAGCATCCTTCTGCATGAGTTTCAGATTAGATTCGTTCTGCATAGCCAGTGCATTAATCTTCAAATCAAAAATCTTCTCGCCCTGTGCAGCGTCCCACTGCGCCCTCAATTGCGCACCCAGAGTTTCACGGGTATTGCGTGCCTCGTCGATGATACGGTAGTTGGTATCAGCTGCCGTAATCAGGCCTTGACGTTCCACTTGGCAATTGGACACGGTGTTGCAGCCGTAAATCGGGTAACGGTCGCGGTCGCCGCGAACAAACCACGCGAAAGCAGCAATGATGATAATAAAGAAAATCACAATGCCCCAACCGCTGAAATTAGAAATAGTCATATTTTCGTTCATGGTACTTATCTCCTTTCCTCGAACGTTTTTATTACATCAGTTCATTTGAGCTGCTGCAATCCTTTTCGTAGCGCATCCATTTGCGCATCCAAACTACTAGTCTGCTGCTGTTGTTGCGGCGATGCATTAAATGTAGTGCCCGTCGCACTACGCAGACTGTTAATGTCTTGTCTCATCTTATCAAGGTTGATACCCATAGTCTGAGCCGCTACGCTGGCGATTGGATTATTCAAATAGCCTGCGGCCTTATTAAGAATATCAGCACCGATATTTTTCTCCGCCAGAACGCGCATAGCGTCCTCTCTGCTATTGACTCCCTGCGCCGCTACGCTAGCTACTTCCCACGCCTTTTCAAGCGCCGTCTGCTTCTCCGGCGGCAGATTCAACCACTTCGCTATTGTTCCTACGTTCATTTTTTAGTGCCTCCACTTCTGCCTTTAAATCCTTCACAACAGCTAACACATTAGCCATCATCTGTGTTTGTTCAGCCTGCAATTCCGCAGGCGTTTTCTCTTTCTGGATAACGCCAACTTCCACAAGCTTATCATAATACTGCTGGCACATTCCTTTCAGCTCGTTGTAGGCCTGCAAACTCACGCCAACCTGCACGCGGTTATTATTGCCAAAGCCAAAACCGTTAAGCTGATAGATGTTCTGCCCTTCGAGCTGTGCCAGGAATTGTTGTGGCTGTTGCACATTGATACTGGTAGTTTTTTGTTCCGTGATATTCATAGCCGCTCACTCCTTATAGTTTTATTATAAGGTAGCGGAGAGAAAATGTTCCCTTGATATTCCCTATACATTCCCTATTTTAGAAAGCAAAAAGCCGCCCCCAAAGGGACGGCTGATTAGAGGGATTTTAAAACATTTGTAATGCTTTTATAAGCACGGTTTAATTCCTTTTCTATTGTCTTGTCAGATACATTCAGCTCTGCTGCTATCTGGTAATTGGTCAAGCCTTTCACAAATTTCAGCTCACAAATCTGCATCTGGCGTGGCGTAATTTTTTGCTTCATGGAGAACCGCACTGAAAGAACGTCGCGTTGAACAGTTCAGCCATTCGCGCGTCTTTCGTAGCATCTCATTCATGTTGTTATCACCTACTTAGAAGTATGTAACCAAGCAACGCAACTGTGGTCAACACCCAGCCTGCTGCCATAATATAAATTGTTCTAAGATAACCGGTCAGCAGCATTGTTACTAGGCCGGCGGGGACTAGTTCCTTTTCTTCCATCATTCCACCATCCGTGTTTTATTTTGCAGATGCATAGACAACCGCAAAGATTACGCACCCGGCATACAAATTACGCTGTCGCTTAATCCTCTTTGCCTTCTGGCGTTCCAATTCCATTTGCAGCTTCAATTTCTCGTATAAGCTCTCGCTGATTTTTAACGATTCCTCGGCACTCGCTAACGAGCGTTTGGAGTTCGTCAACGCCTGCTGCGTTAATCCGAGCTGCTTCTTCGCTTCTACCAACTGCATCAGCAGCTCTTTCGACGTGCCCTTCTGCGTCGTTAATGCTGATTCCAGCAGACTTAATTTCGCTTGCAGCAGATTGGTGTTCTGCTTGAATTCTCTCCACTGCTCTAGTTGTATCTTGATGCACGTCGGCTCTGCTGCTTCCGCCGTATCGATGGTACACGTCATTGCAGATAAGCAGAATGCCAGCAATAACAAGGCTGATTTTAACAGCCTTGTCAATTTTCTGTTTTGTTTCATCTGTCATATAACCCCATCTTACAGTCCAAAATAATGATGCAACGCGCCAAGAGTAAAGCCTATAATGAGGCCTACTAAAAATCTCTTGTCAGCAACAAAAGCTTTTAACTCTTCCATAATGTCACCCCCCTTACTCATTTTTACACACCTTGCTAAAAACAAGCTCACTGTCAGGCAATTTTACGCCTTCGATTTCAGCACGCACTTCAAGGCAGTGCAAATATTGGCCCATATATCCTGCCTGTTCCGTGAGCAACTCATAGCTACATTGCGGAGTAAACGATAAAGTTCCAGCCTTATATTTAACAAGCATTTTATGCAATGCATCGTAACGGATTTTCGTCTGAACATATTCTGCGATAAAACGTTCTTTAAAATTATTGCTGTTCATTAATTCAATAGTATCTACAAATCCAAGCATGATGTTTCCTCCTATTGTACAGTGACTATATTTAAAGCATGAGCCTTAAATTCTTTCCAGTGCTTCTTCGCACTCTCTTTCAAAGCGACTATACAACCCTTGTCTTAAAGCAGGACTGCCGTTGGTCCACGCAGGCGTGCTGCAGACCTTCAGGTAAATCGCCTTGATCATATCAGCATCAAAACTGCTGTCATCAACATAGCTGAGGTTAGGGTATCCCAGCTTCTCGCAGGCTTCCGCAAACATCTCACCAATGTTGCCGACGCCATATTGTACAGCGCGGCTCCAAACAACGTCCTTCATAACCTCATGATGCTTTTCGATGTTGTAGTTGTTATGCTTGAGAGCAGCTACGGCCGGCTTATAATAGGCATCGCAGATATAGTCATGCTGACTTTTCTCAAAGTCAGCTTTGTTGTTACTATAGGCAAGCCAGCGCCATGCATCGTCAAACGCAAGACTACCAACTGGATGCTCTGCTAAATTCTCTGCAAACCAATAGCCATTTCTACGCAGCCATCTTATGTAGTCATCAACAACTCCCATGTTGCTGGACAGCTGATACATGCCGTAGGATTTTCCTCCGGCGTCGCCATAGCCATTGCTAATGCAGCCGGCGTCGCCGTTGGACTCATAGCGTTTAGATAAATCTCCAATCATAGTTAATCTTCCTTTCTGATGCAGCGATTGGACGCCTTCTTGTATACGTCTTCGTACATTTCTTGTTTGTCGCCGTTGTAGGTATATTCAGCGTAAATGCCATCGCCGCTGATAGTAGTCGACAGCAGTGCCTTGTAGTTCTGCAGCGTTTTGCACGCCCAAACCACAAACACATTCTCAAGCGTAATTTGCTCCTTGCTATTATGGTTATACCATTCCACTAATTTGTTTTTGCATACACTCTCAAAGTGCGCCATACCTGTAATAATCATTGTTATCACTCCTTTAATTTCACATTTTAGTTGTTTTGTTAACTTCTTCACTTGAAATTTTAAAAGCTCTCGTTTCAATCGCCTTGTTTCCAAGCTGGACCAGAAGCAGCGCCACCATACCAAGTGTGCAGCTTTCATAGTTGCCCCAAGTTCTGGCCCAAAAAGCAAGCCATAAAGTAACCAATACCCAAACGGCAAAGCCTATAACGGCACAGATTCTGCCCACGCTATAAGCATTATCATTCTTCTTTAACATGTTAATTAATTTACGCATCTTCTTCACCTCTGTTCTTCGGCGGATAGTTCTGTAATTCATTAATCTGTTGCATAAGATTGTCGATTACGCCATTGTCGCCAAGAGCTTCGTAGCTCTTGTAGCAGGCATCTATGCTTTCTTTTGCGTAGATTGGTATCCAACCTTTATCCTGAACATAATGATTATAAGCCTGGATAATTCTGTCACGTAATAAAGCTTGCAGTCCTGCTTTTAAAGCATCATTTTGTTTTTTCTTTTGTCTGTACATCGTAATAAGTAGCGTTATTGCGCAACCGGATATAACGTTAATAATAGAGTTTAACGCAGCATCCAAAGATTGTTCTACCATTTTACTACACTCCTATAAATTAAATTTCAAGCGTCACAGCTTCTACATCTGCTGCCGTTGCTGCCGCCTCAACTTTTTCTTTTGCTACACGATATGCAGTATGCAGTTTGTTTGAGCGCACCGCCACAGCTGCAATAATCATCTTCAAATCGTTAGCCGTTACCGGTGTATCGGCATTATCTGCCGTAGTCCACTCTATTGTAGCTCCCTCGCCTTGCAGTTCCAGCGCAATAATTGCAGCGCTGATTCTGTCACGGGCTTTACTGTCAAAGTCATAACTATGTCCATTGTATTCAATGGGAGTAACCTCTGCTTCGTCACGCTCTGCTTTAAGCTCCGCAATCTTACGTTGCTTAATAACTTCTAAATGTTCTTCCTCGTGCGTAACGGTAACATTTAATTCCGCTAAGGATTCATCGCTGATTGATAGCGGGATGAAGATGCCTTCTTTGCCTAAGGCTTCTGACAAAGGGTAGATGTTTGTATAGGTTTTCTCTTTGTATTTATATTTTGTTTGCATTTTGTTCCTCCTTTGCTTAATAGTCTTCAACTGTGGGTGTCATGTCATTTATTGCTTTACCCCATGAAAAAGTTACACCACTTGTATAATAGCAGTCAAAATGCAATGTATAGGTTTTATTTGGTGTCACACCTACAACGGAATCAATATTTTGATGGTATTCAATATCTCCTCCGTCATTAGCCTCTGAATAGCCTTGACCCCAATATTTATTATTTATTGTATTTTTAATAGAGGCATCGCTGCTAGCAAATGGTTCGCCCGGCGCATCGTCAACTTCTGCAAACACTTTGATTCTTTTAATACCCGGTGGAACAGTAAAAGCTATTGTTGTATTATCTGCTTCTTTAAAACTCCAAAACTTGCTACCATCTTCAACCTTTACGCCATTTCGCATCATCATACGATTAAGTCCCATTATGCACCACCTTCTAACTTACTAGCTTGTATAATACTAGTCAAATTACCACTAGCATCTTTGAGCATCATAATATTCAACAGTAGTCCTGCACTTGTAATAGCTACGTCACTTGCACTACCAACATATTTTAAATTTCCTGCATTACTTATGGTCAAACTGTAATCTGCATTTGCAGCAAAATATGCAGTAAATACGGATGATTGACTAGCACTTAATATCCCAGCCAAAGTAGCAAGGTCAAGTGTAAATGCACCTGTTACAGCATAAACCATTGTAGAGATTATA